AAAAGGGCCGCAAACATCCGGGCCATCATCGGACTGAAAACACAATTGACCAATGTCATTGTCACCAACCCGGAATATGTCAAAGAAGTTGGTCGGGTTCTGGATGGGTTTAAAGACCTTAAGAAACTATCTGACCTTTACTTTAGTGAACTCATTGACGGGTTCAATGCGAAAGAGGTGTTGTATCAGGAAATCCTCAAAGCTAATGTCGAGATCACAAAGGATATGCTTCTTGGTTCAGGCATCAGGAATAACTTTGCAGACGCAATACAAAATGTCTTAAAAGCCAATGCATCAGGAACTACCAACCGGACATTGCTTCAGAAGACCCTAAAAGAGTTCATAGAAGGCACGGAAGCTGAAAAGGCATACTTGAACAGATATATTAAGCAAACGACCTCGGACGCAATTATGACCTTCAGCAGGGAATATGACAACACCATCGCTGCTGATTTGAATCTTTCTTTTTATTTCTATGCCGGAACATTGATTAAAGATTCCCGGCAGTTTTGCAGGGCCAGAGCAGGGCGATATTTTAAGAAGTCTGAGGTTGAGAATTGGGCTAACCTAGGGAATTGGGATGGTCGCAAAGCAGGTACTACAAAGACAACCATTTTCGCCTACTGTGGTGGTTGGGGTTGCAGGCATCAACTGCATCCGATAACCAAGCTACAATATACCTTGGCCGAGAAAAGAGGCTCAACTGGATTGAAGTAATTCATATTCCGCAATTGATTTAAATATCTGAAACGCAACCTGAGGTACAATAGCATTACCTGCTGCTTTTATTGATTCGTTTCTCCATTTAGGAAAGGTAATTCCGTCCAGTCTGGCGGAAAGCCCATCATCTCCAGAACAAATGGGGGGTTGAGTTGGGAACTCTTCCCACTGACTGCAAATTGATCCGCTAAATTGTCCGCTATAGGCTTTAGCCTTCCCCTGGCTGCTAATGCTTCTGTTGAGCTTGCTCCCTTGTAGTTGCTCATCGCTGGTGTTGGCATCATTTTGTTGAAAACGTGAGCTGTGAGATTGTTCTGATGATCCTCCCTCCATTTCTTGGTCGCTTTGTTGCCATCCTGCACTGTTGGTGTCGGCAGCATCCCAAACCTTGCCATAGTTGTCAAATCGTCTATCCTCCCCTCTTCTATTCTTTGATGACTGTTCCCATGTCCTTTTACCCTTGGAGTCGGCAGCATTCCCATTGACATTGCCCTTGTTAGCGTTACCGAATGCATACTCCCCTCCTTTACTTGTGTTGATTTCATATTGGCCGTTGCATTGGTTGAATCCATTGCCGTTGGTGTTGGAAGCATACCCGACTTCGCTAAATCGTGAAGTTGTGCCGAAAACTCCGTTCCTCCTATATTCTGTCTCTTGCCTCGTTCGTTCACTTGCACAGCCCCTCCCGTTACGTTTTTTGTCGTTACGGTTGGCAACAAACCAAACCCGATCTCGTCTGTGGGGAGCGTTGACGGCACAAGCTGGCAGTACAAACGGGAATACTTCGTACCCCTCAGCTTCCAGGTCAGCTTGCACTTCGTGGAATACCAACCCTCCTGACCAATTAACAAGGCCGAGAACATTTTCGCCCACGACCCAACTTGGCTGAACTTCTCTAATGACTCTAAGCATTTCCGGCCAGAGGTGTCTCTCATCTTCTTTGCCAAGTCGTTTTCCGGCTGCGGAGTAGGGTTGGCAGGGGAAGCCTCCTGTGAGAATATCAATTCTGTTTGCATATTTTGTAAAATCTGTTTTTGTAATATCTCCAAAGCCTTCTGTTTCTGGGAAGTGATGCTTTAATACTTTCTGACCAAACTCATTCCACTCACACCAGGCAAGCGTTTCCCAACCCATCCACCGAGCAGCAAGGCTAAAACCGCCTATTCCTTCAAATAATCCTAAGTGCTTCATCTTATTATTTGCAACAAAAGTAATTAACTCAAACAATATTCAAAGACTTATTTTTACAAAAAATTGAACCATGAATACTTGCCTTCTTGATTATATCGGTTTACGGGGTTGCTCAACAGTTGAACCAGAATCCGGTGTGTACATTAATCAGTATCCGGGAATGTCAACTGAACTGATCGACAAGGTTGCATCGAGCGATCAGGTGACCTTTTCACAAGTCTGGAAGGACATCCAACAGACGGCATATCTTGAACTGAAGACAAGTGTTCAGAAGGCATTGAAGGACTTTGCAGGGGCAAGGTTAGATCAGGTTCTATTCCAGACATCCAGACTATTCGTCCAACAATGGCAACAAATCAATCCAGTTCCTGAAGAAGCCATCTTCAAAGGTGTGTTCACATCAATCGCAGGTTCTAAATATGCCGGACTGAGGATCAAGAAAGCCTACATCTACAATTCAGGTGCAGTTGCCGTTGCTAATGTGCCGATCAAGATATTCCAATGTCAGGATGGAACTGTATTGTGGGAAACGACCGTGACTGTTCAACCAGGGGCAAACACAATCAACATTGGTCAGACCTTCGGGTTGGTATTCGATAAGATCAACATTGCCATGTTGGTAGACTGCACAAACTTACCAACGCTAACCGGGCAATTCATTGATAACGGGTCGTGGAACTGGCAGGGCATGGATGCCCAATGTGCCTCTCGTTATTATTCATGGTTGAATACATCCGGTTACAACATATTCCCGGTTACCGCCCCTCTGAACTACGGTTTAGGTGAACTATGGAACAATGACTTCAGCCAATCGGCAATCTATTGGGATGCTGAACTGCTCTGCTCTTTGGATTCATTCATCTGCGGACAAAGGGAGTTCCTTCTGGAGTCTTGGGGCAATTTACTGGCGGCTCAGACTCTCCGTTTTAAGTTAGGGTCTAATCGTGTCAATTACTTTACTCAATCGAATACAGAGCGAACAGAGCGTTCTCTGGTTACGTTTGAAGAAAAGTTCAAAGATGCCATTGATAATTGGGCTGAACAGTTGAACCTGGGTGCTGAAGGTTTGTGTTTCGATTGTGAAGATCAGGCGATGATTGCGACTACAGGAAGGAGGCCATAAAAAAAGCCGGACTAATTTAATCCGGCTTTTAAATCGTTTAAATACATGGCTCTTTATTCAGGGAATACAAACCCTGATAATTTATCATTGAATTCTGATTCTGAAATAAATGGTTTGTCGGTCAATTTAACCAGAACGGCAATTACTTCTTTGTCTGGATTAACATCTGAGTATGGGGCTTTTTCTGATACCTCTACTAAATGATAGCCACATTCCAAAGCAAGTTGCTCCCAGAATTTCATTGTGAAAAACGAAACTCCATGACCTGCATAAGTTCCTGTTTTCGGATTTGCGTGAATCATTGTTCCGCCTTTTTTGGTCCAGTTGTGGCAGTTCAATAAGGCATTGTAAAGCCCTTTCACGTGTTCAACAGTTCCGAAGTCGGTCAGCAAATCAGCTTCAAAGCGTTCATCCGATTCTTTGCTTAAATCAATTGGCAAAGCCCGATTCTTGCCGTGAATATCAACTGATTTAATCTTAAGTCCGTTTCTTCGGTAATATTCGTCAGAACGCATGAATTGAGTATCCTGTCCAATGTCCATCAATTGATCTCCAAGTTCAATGATTTTCATTTCTGGTTTTGCGTACTGCAAAAATGCCTTGTGTGTGTGTGTATGAATCATGTTTAAAAGTAATTACATTCCTCTCATTGTGAAAATCACGGATTCGGGCAATTGGGTTTCGTAATACGAACTCAAATCCCCTGGATTATGAATCTTGCATCCTAATTGATTGGCAATTATCGAAGCAGCAGATTGATCTTGCCGATGCCAAAGAAAACGAGGATCGGAACTTTGGTTATCATGAAATCTTGAACCATGAAAAACCCTGTCTTTTGCAGATTGAATAAACCGTTCAATAAACTCTTTCCCGATTGGGTTGTTAATGTTCACTCCAAACATTGAAGTAGATGCAATTAGCATTTGTTCAGCCTGATCTCTGGAAACTTGAAAGTAATCAAGACAAATGTCCGAGCATTCCTGAGCGCAATTGTATCCATTGGCCCAAAAGTAATAACCGGTTTCGTTGATTATGTCAAAGATTGGATTCGGGTCTTTTACCGCCCATACAGAGCAATCAAGCCAAAGAATGTGAGTATAACCTTGATTGATTGCTTCTTCGAATGCAGCCGCCTTTACGTTGTAATTGCAGGATTTATCAAATGAGTCGTTCGGCCAATCAGTCCAGGTTAAAATATCCCAGTTGAACCCGTGAAAATTTAGGCTTTTTACAAGTCTTTTCTGGCCTTCTGGATACCATCCACCAATTGCAGCGTTGATTACGCAAGCTTTAACTTTTGATTCCATATTTTTCGTTATGTGGGGCGTGTTTGTATCTGTAAAAGTAAAGGACTTTTGGAATATAGTTTTCCTTTTGGATTAATCTGGATTGTTTTAATCGGATGCTGAAGTCATGATCCTCCCCATATCTTAAATCCATGTAGCCGATTTCAAGGCAGATTGACTTTTTGATTGGAACTTTTGGATAAGGCGTTCTGATATAATCAAACCCAAACCTTTTTTCACACCATTCAGGATATTTGATTGAGACCGATTCAGTCTTTCCAGATATTCCAGAACATTGGATTTTATGACCAACGCAATCAGGCCCGTCCTCCAACGCTGCCATAACAGATTGAACGTAATCATCAGGAATCCAATCATCGGAATCAATCATCACTACATATTCACCAGATGCCGCCAAAAGCATTCTCTGACGTTTTGCCCCAATGGATACTTCTTTATTATCCATATCAACCAAAACTTCAACTTGATCGTCAAACAAGCCGTGTATTTGATTTTGGAAATGATGCCTGAGTTTATCAGTCATTTCTTGCCTGTCTGTGGTTGAAGGAATAAGGATTGAAAGTTTACATTCCATAAATCAAATTGGTTTCGTTTGAGTAAATCAGCTTCATTCCGAACTTTGATGCGTAATGATGAATCGAATTTTTCTTTGCTTCATCTTGACCCCATTCAATGCAGAGCAGCTTGCATTGTAATTCGGTCAAGTCCATTTGAAACAAGATTTCAAGGTCCATTCCTTCGGCATCAATGTTAATAAAATCGTAAGTTGAATCAATGTAGGTTTCACAAAATGAAGCCCAAGAAACGCCTTGAACAACTAAATCTGTAAATTTAACGTCATGAATCCATTTCAAAGTTTCGGCATAATGGCAAGATGATAAAAGGCCAATATCTTCGGAATCTATTGATCCAGATTCGTGAAGAACAACCGGACCGTTTACCCTGGTAATTGCAATATTAAAACAAGTCACATGACTTGTATTTGCATACAAAGCACTCAACTTATCAAATGCCATTCGTCCAGGTTCAATGCAAATACCAAACCATCCGGCCAAAGCCAAAGCATGAGTATTTGAAAAAGTCTTGCCATCATTTGCACCGCAATCCAGAAAAAACAAGTCTTCCGGTTTCTGGTTCTTGAAGTAATCCAGTATTACTTGTTGTTCATTGTGCTGAGAGAAATTCATTTCGGAAAATTAAGTTTTTGTCTGCGTAAAAAGTTGTTGTGGTCAATTTTATGAAGTGACGGACTTTCGGTCTTTCGTGATAATTGATCTGCTTGTGACTTGCCATATGCCGGATGCAGATGGTCAAAAATCACATCTGGAATGAATCGGTAACAATTCCGATTCTTTGCGACCTGCATAGCCTCATTATCGCACCAGACCGATTTGTAAGACGGGTGATAAATGTATCCATCCCGTTTAAAGTAATCCTGACCAATGATTGACAGGGTGCAGAGGGCATCAATCGGATCGTGGTTTGTGTCTCTGAAATGCAAGAATAAATCCGTTCCATTGGCAAACTGAAAAGCATCAATGATTTTTTCATCGAATCCTTTGACGGTAAAAACTTGGTCATCGGAAACATTGACCAGGATATCCCAATTGGTGAAGTGTTCCAAGTCCCTGTTTATCGCATCAATCTTATTCTTTGATTTGCCGTAAAATACACTCAACTCGATCCAAAAATTCTCATTAATCCATTCTGTAAATGCCGGATTATTTACCGTCTTATCGTCCTCATCCAAAGTCAGGCAAATAAGGTAGTTAGGATTTGTGGACATTTCTTGGATGTTTAACAATGTGCGTTTCAGGTTGTCTGGCCTTTGGCGTGATGTGACTTTATACAGTATTTTCATTTCAAAATTCTCTGTTCAAAAAAATCTCTGTGTTGTGGAAAGTTAGCCGTAAACATCCTTGAATACATGGATGA